GAAGAACTATCTGGCCGTCTGTGGAGCCCGCGAGGCGTCGGCGTGCATCGCCTGGCTTCGATTGTTCGGCTGGACGTTCAATCCCCGCAGCGAGCACCCGCACAGGCCGTTCACGCCCTGGCCGATCCAGGAGACAGCCATTATAGCCCTGTGGGAGTCGATCTCCGAGGGCCGGGACGTGCTGTTCGACAAGTCCCGCGACATGGGGGCCTCATGGATATCCCTGGCGGTGTTCCTCTGGTGGTGGCTGTTCGTGCCCGATACGCCGCTTCTCGTGGCCAGCCGCAAAGAGGAATATGTGGACGGGCGCGGAGACCCGGACACCCTGTTCTGGAAGCTGGACTATCTCATCGGCCGGCTGCCGCACTGGATGACGCCCAGGATCAGGCGCTCCCACATGCACCTTGAGAACCTCGGCAACGGCTCTGTCATCGACGGCGAGAGCACCAACGCAGACCTGGGCCGTGGCGGGCGACGCAAGGCGATCTTGCTGGACGAGTTCGCCGCCTGCGATAACGGCAACGAAATACTTGCCGCCACTGCTGACGCCACGCCCTGCCGGGTCTACAACTCCACACCACACGGCCGCGCCAACGCCTTTGCCGACGTGCGGTTCAGCGGCAAGGTCCAAGTCGTCACCCTTCATTGGCGGGAGCACCCGACCAAGGGCCAAGGCGCCGAACTGGTCGTGGGCAGCGACGGAAAGCAGCACTGGACCAGCCCGTGGTATCGCTCTGAGTGCGCCCGACGCACCAGCCGCAAGGAGATCGCCCAGGAGTTAGATATCGACTACCTGGCCAGCGGCGACGCCTTCTTCGACCTGGACGTGCTCTCGATCATGCGAGGCCAGTGCAAGCCGGCCCTGTTGGCGGGCGAGGTGCTCTACGACGTGCGCACACGGGCCGAGGGCACCGCCTACGACCTGATCGGCGTTCGGTGGGCACCTGACCATGGCCGGCGGCGAATGGCCGTATGGAGCCTCCTGGACGGCCCGACGCTCCCGCAGGAGGACAACTACGTCGCCTTCGCCGACATCAGCCACGGCGTTGGGTCCAGTAACAGCGTGCTCAAGATCGCCTCGCGGGCCTCGCGGGCGGTAGTGGCGCAACTGACGTGCTCCGACAGCGAGCCCGCGACGTTTGCTGAGATGTGCGTTGCCGCCTGCCGATGGGCTGGTGGGCAGACGCCTTGCCTGTTGGGCTGGGAGGCAAACGGGCCTGGACAGGTCTTCGGCCGCCGGGTCTGGCAGCTCGGCTACAACTGCGTGCTGGGCAACCCGGATTTGGGAAAGACTTGGGAGCCCAACCGCCCGGGCATCGGCTGGACCTCCAACGCCGCGAGCAAAGAGGCCCTGTTCGGCGAACTCCGGGCCGCGTGGGCGCGCGGAGAACTCATCGAGGCCGACGAGCAGACCCTTGCGGAGGCCGAGCAGTACATCTATGCTCCTACTGGCGTACCCATGCCGGCGGGTGAGATCGACGACCCTGCTGGCGCCCGCAAGGCCCACGGCGACCGGGTAGTCTCGGCGGCTGGCCTGGTTCTGTGCCTCCGCCAGCAGCCCGCGCCGACGACGAGGCCCGTCGAGCCTCCGCTCAAGAGCATGGAGGCCCGCAACCGGCTACACAAGGCGGCCAAGAGGCGAGGTGAATGGTGAAGCTCGACCCGAAGAAGCTGGCTGAACTGTGCAAGCGATCTACTGCCATGTTGGCCCCCTGGCGTGAGACCCGGGCGAACTTGGCCCGAGAGGTTGCAGGCCCACTCTACGGCAAGCCCGGTGCGGGCCAACCGCAACCGCTGCCGCTGCTGTTCCAGGCGTACCGCTCGACCGTGCGCCAACTGGTCATGCAAACGCCCGAAGCCCTGATCCGGCCCAAGTCCGCCGGCGACGGCAAAGCCGAGTTCACGGGCAAGCTCTTGGCCGGCGCGTGGAACCTGATGGCCAAGGAGATCAACCTCGGCGACTCGCTCCGCCTGGCGGCCGTGAATGCCCTGTGCGGTCCTGCGGTCGTAAACGTCGGAGTCTGCAAATCGCCGGCGGCTCCGCTGTCCGATCCCGGCGGCTACCTGCACGATGCCAACCAGCCGTTCTGTGACGTGGTGGACCTGGACAACTACGTGTGCGACATGGAGGCGACGGTACGCGAGGCCATGCGGTACGAGGGCCACGACTGGTGGGGCGACCGCGAGGCTCTGTCGGACTCCGGGCTGTACGATCCAGACGCGATTACCCGGCTTGCCGACATGCAGGGCAACGAGCGAGGCCTGGCCGACATGACCGTAGGCCAGCAGCCCGCCGACGGTCGGGAATACGTCCGCATGCGCTCCCTGTGGCTGCCGGCGGAGAACCTTGTTGTAGAAATGCCGGGCGAGCCGGATCAGGCGGGTAACGAGTTCCTACGAGTGATCGAGTGGGACGGCCCGGAGCGAGGCCCGTACGAGATGCTCGGTTTCTACTGGGTGCCGGGCAACCTTCTGCCTGTCGCCTATCTGGCAGTGCTGAAGCACCTGCACGACGCGGCGAACAAGGCCGCTCGCAAGCAAGGCCGTCAGGCCGACCGGCAGAAGGACATTCTCCTGTTCGACAAGTCGGCAACGGAGGAGGCCGAGACCGTCAAGGACTCCAGCGACGGCGAGGCCGTAGGCGTACAGAACGTGGACCGCTACCGACAAGTCAGTCTCGGCGGGACCAATCCTGACGGATACCGCTACCTGGACGCGATCCAGCAGGCATTCAGCAAGGCGGCGGGCAACCTGGACTTGCGTAGCGGGTCGGAAGCAACCTCGGGAACGCTCGGACAGGACCAGATGCTCATGGGGCAGGCCATGGGCGACATCAACGACATGCGGGTCCAGTTCGCGCAGTTCGCCAACCGGGTTGGCGAGCGACTGGCGTGGTATCTCTGGTACGACCAAGAAAAGCAACCCGAAGTCACGACCACCACGAGCGACGGCGGGCAGCCGATCCGCGCACGCTTCGACGAGGCGGCGCGAGAGGGTGACTTCCTGGACTTCCAGTTCGATATCGACGTGTACTCCATGGCCCCCGAGAGCCCGGAGACCAAGTACGGCAAGCTCGTCAACTGGCTGGCCCAGATCATCCTGCCTATATCGCCACTGGCGCAGCAAATGGGCATGACGCTGGACCCGTCCAAGATCGCCCGCCTGGGTGCCGAGTACCTGCACATGCCTGAGGTTGGCGACATCTACACCGCGACCATGCCCATGCAGGCTGATCCAATCCAGGGCCAAGGCCAGCCGGGCGGCCAGCAGGACAACAGGACATCGAGCGGACAGGGAAACAATGGCCAAGCAGCCCAAGCACCTCAGCGAGAGCCGGAAGCTCTATCGGCGTAACTACGAGATGGTCTTCGGCGAAGGCTCGAAGGCTGTGCCCGGCGTGTATGTCCTGCGCAACGGGAGGCTCCTTCGCGGCACGACGCGCAAGCGAGACTCCGTGGAGATCCGTTCGATGGCCTGCGCCTGCCCGGTGGCGTCGGACGTGCCCGCGTTGCAGCGCAAGCTGGCCGCCGGCGGGGCCAAGGTCCGGTTCGATGGCGACACGGGCGAGGCCATTTTCAGGGACCGCAAGGCCAAGCTCGCCGCAATGAAGGTACTCGGCTTGCACGACCGGGACGAGGTTCGAGGATAGCACCAGCCGAAAGGGAATGACATGGACGACAAGGACAAGAAGTTGACCGTTCGCAAGGCCGTGCAGGACGGCTTCAAGGCCATATCCGAGGGCCTGGAGGCGTACTGCAACGCCCAACTCGTGAGTCAGCAGCGGACAGCGCTTGTCAGGGCAGCCAAGGCGCTCTCCGACCTGTCCGCCCAACTCACCGTCGAATAACCGCATAGGCCGAAAGGGAAAAGCCCATGCCACTGATTCACTCATTAGACGGCCGGGAACTACGCAGCCTCGACTTCTGGCAGCGTTACACCGGTCTCGATTGCTATCTGTTCTGCCCAGGCCCTAGCCTCAAAGACGCCGTTGGGTTCGAGCGCGTGGCGGGCATGTTGTCGGTCACGGTCAACACGGCCTACCCGGCAATCCGCCCCGATATCTGGATCGGCATGGATCGCGCCGAGTGCTACGACCGGACCCTGTTGACCGAGCCATTCCCGAAGATCATGGGCTCAAAGTTCATGCAGGACCGCGTAGAGGGCATGGCCCTGTCTCGCTTCCCGAACGTCTGGTTTGCTACCGGAATGCCCGGCAACCCGATGGACATCTTGGACCGAGTGGGCAACGAAACGAAGTTCTTGTGGAACCCGCCGGGCGAGTCGCCAGTCAGCGGTACCTACCCGATGGCCCTGCACTTGTGTCTGTGGCTGGGCTGCACGCGAATTCACCTGATCGGCTGCGACTTCGGGGGTCCGAGCGACTATCACGACGGCCGGGTTCTGGCCGACGAGCACCGCAAGATCAACCAGGGATTCCTCGCGGCCCAAGCGGCGTTCACGATGCAGCTCGCCGAAGAGGCGAAGCCCAGGGGTATCGAGATCATCTCCTGCACGCCAGGAAGCCCGATCAACCAGCGCGTGCCGTTCCTGCCTCTGCCCGAGGCCCTCAAGGCCACTGCGGCTCGCCAGCCGGTATTCGCCGACACGCGAAGATATCATGCCTCCGACGCGGAACTGCTCCGGTGGACGACGGCCCAGCACTTCGCGCAGTTGGGTGTGATTACCGGCGCCGACCAGTCGGCCGAGTGGATGCTGCCTTGGTGGCTGGGGAACCTTCGCAAGCACAATCCGGGTATCCCGGTGGCGTTCGCCGACTTCGGCATGAGCCCCGGCATGATCGAGTTCTGCGGCAAGCACGGGCCGGTCTATCCGATCCGCTGGCGAAAGGGCGGCTGGTTCAACAAGCCGTTCGCCTGCCTGAACAGCCCGTTCCTTCGTACGGTCTGGCTCGATACCGACTGCGAGGTGAAGGCCGACATCGCGCGGCTGTTCAGCCTGAGCGGCAAGGCACTGGGCGTCACGGCCGACCCGCACACGCCGTTCGTGGCCCAGGACGGCCGCCCGGTGGCGGCTACCGGCGTGCTGGCGTTCACGCGCGGCGACGCGCTCGTGCTGGACTGGGCGAAGGCCCTGTGTGTCGGCGAGCACCGCGGCGACCAGGAGGCGCTGAACGCGCTCCTGTCAGTCGGCGACCCGAGGGTGGCCTTTCTGCCGCGCGAGTGGCAATGGCTGCGAATGGACAACCGGGCGGGCGACCCGAACGCCAAGATCATTCATTGGACCGGGCCGGAGGGCCGCAAGATCATCCGGGAGAAGATGTGCGGCGACTCTGAC